CGATGTAAAAACCTTGATATTATCATAATCCTCATACTGGTGTACCTCATCAAAAATCAGGCACCCCGTCCGCTTGCTGTCCTTTGTTTTTGCGTTCGATGTATTGAACTTGATGTACGAACTTGTCTTAATATTCCGGATCAGCTCTTTTGATTTATAGAAAAACTTCTTCGATTTCGCCCAGGTTCTTTCCAGCATTTCGTAGATATCCAGAAATGATGTTTTGGCCTGATCCTCTGCATTGGCCACAATATCAATGTTATATCCGGTGATCCCGTGATAGTGGGTTGTGAGGTACCAGGCTATCGGTGAAATGAATCCATTCTTTCCATTTCCTCTACCCATCACAATAAATATCGTGCTGAAAACAACGGTGTCCGTGGACTGATAATAGCAATGAATACAGGCCGTAACAAACAGTTCCCAGTCTAAAAGTTTGATCTCAAAATACCGTTCCATGAGTTCAACGGCCTTGTCAATTGCCTCTGAATTGATAAAAACATCGGTATGATTGAGCTTTTTTTCTACCAGATCGCACATTAATTTGATCTCTTTTGACGCCCGGATTGTTCCGTTTCTGATGTTGTCAATGTATAAATCAATGTATGGATGGTAGTTACATTTCCTCGTTGTCACCTACATCACCATCCTGTCTTGATGGCTTGACTCCTAACGAATCCAGCAGCTTAAGCATCTGAACATTAACCTTGATCCGTTGTTCCACGCTGTCATTTTTTTTGATTCCTTTTTGTCCGCCGCCATTGTCGTAAGATATGGAAATACCACGCTCTTGGATATCTTGCACCAGTAAAGATTTTGTCACCCACATATCCATATAGTCATCCACCAGATCCAGATAATACTTTCCGACTGTTCCATTTCTGTCCAGCTGATCAACAAGATCAGATTTGATTTCTTTGTACAATTTTGTACGCATTAATTTTTTTGTTTTTTCAGATGCGGTCATTGCATTTTCATTTTTTGAAGTTGCCACCTATACCACCCCCTCCCTTCATGTGCGTGTTTTGAAAAATCTAAAGAGTCATAAACCCTATCGAAAGACGGGTCTGAAATTTAAAACCAGCTTTTTTTCGACCGGGGGTATCTTAGTCCCACCGTTCTTTGTTCAGCTTCGGTTTTGCTTCCTTCCACCTCAATCTTTCCGGATGACAGACCGTCTCATGGCAATCATGGCACACGCTGATCAGGTTTCTTTTCCTCTTTCCATCGTCATCTGTGTAATACTTATCAAAGGCAAGCTCTGGGTGCTTCTTGATGTGGTTGACATGATGCACTGTGTTTGCCCTAGTGTACCTGCCTCGTTCTTTGCAGCACTGGCACTCGTACTTGTCCAGCTTTAGAATTTCTTTTCTTAGCCGCCGCCATTCCTTTGATTCGTAGAATGCCTTGACGTTTTTTCTTATTTCTTCAATCGTCATCATTGTAAGCCTTTTTCCATATTCCATCTTCTATGAACCAATCATCACCAAAATTATTTATTATCTTCTCAACATCTCTTAGGTCAAAGTGTTCATACTCAGAATCATTGATCGCTTTAATTAATTTGTTTTTATCAATCACTTTCATGACGTACTCCTTGCAATAAAAAAAGACGCCGGATAACCAACGCCTCTAACCTACTGATATTATTTTTATAGCATAACCATAACATACATATTTAGTTTACTTCTATGTATACTTTCTATTGCCATTCAATTTCATTCAAACCATCGTTATGAAGCTTATGAACCCACTTCCATGAATAGTTAACCTTGACACATATTTCTTCCCATTGCATGCCTTGAATATAGCGCAATCTCATAATGCGTTCAACTCCCCAATCATCTATTGTGCTGATTAAGAATTCTACTTCTCGCTTAGCTTCTCTTAAATATCTTATCTCTTTTTCAAGCTCAGCAATCATATCGAGATAACTATCAATTATTTTCGACCTATCATTTCCCCCTGATCCTTTCGGCATATCAGAGATTGCTGTAGTTGTTCTTTTTGACTTCGCTTTTAAATCGCTTATTTCATCGTTCAAATCTGCAATCCGTTCAGTAGCATTGATGTATGATTTTAAAATACCTTTCTTCTGATCATTAGTCATTTGTACGTTTGACATCATAACCCCCAATCTGATACAATAATTTGACCAGTATTCAGAAGAATACGTAAGAATGTTTCCTATGCCACTAGGAGCATTCTTTTTTTATTTATTCATTCGTTTCCCTCTATCTTTATCATATCTGATAATCTCTGAAATCCGTCCCATTCTTCATATGCATATTAATAGCTGCCTGACGTTGCCATGATCTGGCAAACTTTTCAATCTCCCTCGAATACTTTGTTTTTGTTCCAGTGAAATCTCTATAAAGCTGTGCAAACGGCATAGCCCCTGCGTGCCAAATCTTTTTGAGCCGTTCTTCATTCTTACTGATATCCCCATCTATCAGCGCATAACATTTTATTTTTTCTCTTGAAAACCCCGCTTTCTTTAATTTTGATGCTGCCTTTTCGAAGTTCTTAAATGCTCCATCCGTATCGCAAGCAAGCCATAATTCATCAATACTCAACTGCCTGACATTATCAACAAAGTGATCATCTATCAGGTCAGCTTCAAGGCCACCTTTAAACTGAATCCTCTTTTGAGTTTTCAGCATTTCAAAAACTTTGTCTTTGTGCCGCTTCGATGTTTGAATGAAATTATTATCCTGAATGACATTCCCCTGGCATATTGGCAATTCTTTCAATTTTCCTTCTATCTTCGGCACGATGCACCATGGGCAGTTATTATTACAGCCTCTGGCTGTAAATATTATGTTTGGTTTTAAATATAGACCTTGATTGAAATCAGGCGTTTCGCTTTTAAATGCCGGCCCTCCTAACTTCACTTTTTTGTCCTGCGTCGATCTGAACTGAAACGCCATTTCTTCACAATATTTTTTGTCCCATGTGAACGAACATGAAATATGTATTTCATCAAATTCTGGAAATATTTTCCATGAAGGTGACTGTATTATTCCACCAGGATAATAAGTTAACCTGTCTACTGGTGTATAACTTGTTTGCTTTGGAAATACCCGTAATATCCTCAATTATCTTTCCTCTTCCTGCAACAGAATATACAAAAATATATATCCCCTCCATAATTCCAACAGCTATCACATATTAAATTCATTTTTCGGCTGCCTTAATCAATCGTGTCGACTTCAATCGGTATCCACATTTTCGGATTGTAATTTAGCGTGTACTTGTATTGCGAAACGTCATTCTCTCCCAGATCCTCAACAACATATGTCACATTGTCGCTTAATCCAATAAAATGCTTTTTATAATTTCCGTTCTCATCCTCCACAATTACTTCCAGCTGATTGTCAGCTATATCTGCTGTTATTGACATTTTTCCTGTCATTTGAAATAGCACATCACCCTCAATGCAGTTGATGACAGTTATTTGTCTTATCACATTGAAGTTATCAGCTTCTTTTGTCAAATTACTTTCAACCCGTGATGCTTCGCTGCACCCTGTTGAAATTACTACCAAACAAATTATTGCTATGGCCACTAATATTCTTTTCATAATTCCACCTCATTTATTTTCTCAATCAGTTCTTTTAAACAATCTTCGCACAATCTTAAGCCTGCCCGGCCACATTCTTCATGATGAATTGATATCCAGTATAGCTGTTTTGAATGTCGCATTCATCCAGCTTGTAAAACAAAACGAACGATCCAAATACATCAATCAGTAATAATCGTTTGTCATATTTTGTGCACATTCCGTTTTTCCTGTGCTGACAATTCTGGCAGTTCATAGTTTTTCCTCCAATGCTTTCAAAACTATTTCTATTGCATTTGCTTCGTTCCAATAAAATTCATCGAAATCTTTTATTCCGCTAAACACTATTTTATTTACACGCTGGCGCTCTCTTAATACTTCCTTTGCCTCTTCTAGTGTCATTTCTTGTTACCTATTTTTAGAAAATCCAAATACCCGTTCTCAAACTCAACCCTACAATCTTCAATATCCTTCTGCAGTAAATACTTACGCCCGTATAATGTTTCCATTTCCCGCCAGATTCCCCATGGAACCCGGTAATAATGTTCTAATTCAAAACAGACTAAAACGAAAACTTCAGCGCCTATCTGCCAATGACTGTCTAATGATTCAAACTGCCACTGCTTAACAACATCCTTTTTTATTTTATGCGATTCTGTGGCTTTAGCTTCAAATATAACCGCTTTTCCGCTCTTAATGGTTCCCTTATAATCCGGTTGCGCCCGATGCTCATAACAGGCCTTAAATTGTCCTTTTCTGTCAAAACCACCTATCTGCTTAATTGGCTCTGGTGTCTTTTCGATGTTAGCCACTCCTGTATCAAGATATCTTTTGCAAGCATGGTCAATAATTGATTCAAAATTCTTTCCTATGTTCCGGCTCCTGTAACCTCTAGCCTTATTTTCTGTCTTTTTCTGATGTTCAATATTGTGGATCGCTTCCCCAGCAGTCGGATCCGGATAATGCTCCACGAAATTTTCTTCATTGTAGATTGTTTTTGTCATTTCTGGCCCCTTCCTTATTCATCCTCACTGGCATACAACCGGTGCGATCCGTTCTTAATTTTCCGTTCCTCTTCTGATAATTCATAGCCCAGTATCTGCAACATTTCATAAATATCATCTAAATCCTTGCTATTAGAATACTTGTTATCCCATGAGTGATAGTTATAATACTCACTATCCCAGCCAGAACAAATCATGGCTATCATAGCTTTTTCCGGCATTTCATTAACTGCTGCTTTTAATCGCTCTTCATCATTTACTTCTGATCGTTTACCAATTTCCATTAATTCCTTGTATTTGTCTTTTCTCGTCCACAATCTTCTATCTCTTATTTCATTCATTGCAATTATTCTTACAATATCACTGATATGTTCTTTGGCTTTTGCTTTTGAATAATCCCGGATAAAATCCGTTCTCATTTCATACATTTGCTGATTTATCTGTTTAAGCTCACCGTTTATCCTATTCCGTTCTTCCTCTTCTGGACTTAACCTTTTTTCCGCTTCCGCTTCTTTATCCCGTTCTTTGTAAAGATCAATAGTGGAATAACCTACCTTGTAATAATATTTTTCTATCTCAAAATCTTCTGGTTTCTCAACTCCATTTTCATAGTTTTTATCTAAACGATAGGCTCTTTCATAACTGACTGTATCCCAATCCCGTTCTTCAATTCTTTCAGCAAATTCTTCCAACACCTCAATAATCAACGCTTTGTTTTTTTCTTTGAATTCCTCTTCAATCGCCTTTTTAAGTTCCCAGTTAAAATCGCTGGTCCCGATCGCTTCCATCACTTTATTTCTTTTATCTGGATCTTTAATTTTCTGCAGTTCTATATAATCCTGGATCCGTCCACCCCTGGCATAAGATTCTTTCAGTTTGTCCTGATCCAGCTCCAGTAACTGCGTTCTGCGCTTAACTGTTGTTTTTGATAATCCGGTCTTCTCAGATATTTCCTCTGCATTACTCCCAAGATCAAACATCATCTGCATTCCCTGGGCTTCTTCAATGATTGTTAAATCTGACCGCTGCATGTTCTCCATGAGCATGATAGATACCTGCGTTTTTTCGTCCATATCCGATATAACGCAAGGCACTTCAGTTAAACCGGCCAGCTTGGAAGCTGCTAAACGTCTATGGCCAATTACTGCATAATATCTTTGCTCATCATCAACCCGGTATTTACTGACCATTGGCACCACGGTTAAATTCTGCATGATTCCATTTTCTTTGATGCTCTCTGCCAGCTCTTCAATATCCGTTAAACTCTTTCGTGGGTTTTTCGGATGCGGGATGATGTTTTCAATTTTGATATATTTGATATTTCTTTCCTGATCCATTTCTATATCCTTTCATAAAACTTAGAACAATCAACATTGTTGATCCCCATAATATGCAGTAGCTCCGATTTCTTCACTTTTACAATCAGTGCTGTTCCTTTAACTTTTATGGCCACACATTCCGATTTTTCAGAACTTTCCAGCTTACACATGACAAATAGATTTTCTTTAATTTCATCATTTTCACCACTAAAAAGCACAATTTCACAAAGTGATATCGAGCTTTCAATTTCTGCTTTACTTGCTTTTCTCATTTCTAGCATTTTCTGTTTTCCTCTCCTGGAATAACCAACATTTTTTTACTTTGTGCTGCGTTGCTGATGCCGAACAATTATTTCTATACTGTTTGTGATCGTAAAAAAAACAGTCCGCTCTTTTACAGTGTTCATCCTTCTTTTTCATCTCAACACCTCTTTCTTTCTGGTACCTTCACCATGCTATATTTTTGATATGGCCATCCGGTAAAATCATGAAACCCTTCCTGGATAGAATCCTTTTCAAGCATATAACCTTTTTTAGGTTCCGGATTCTTTCGCCACTCTTTCGCTTTAACAATCTCCTTTTTCACAATCGGCTTTTTTAGATTCCTGGATGGATTCCACCGTTTCCCTGAAGGGCTTCCTTTTTCCTGGTATGTCTTTCTGGTTTCCTTGATCAGATAATGGGCCAGTGCTCCATACTGCCCAGATTCATCCAGGTATGTAAATCTTGTCCGGCCATTGATCCACAAATCATTCAATTCTTTCCCGCTTATATTGTTCACCATGTTTATAACCAAATGATGATGAACCGCTTTGGTTTTATACTCTGTTGCCGTGATATACTTAAGTTCGCTCTCTCTTTTTTTATAGAGCGTTCTTAATTTCCTCATATACTTTTCCAGCTCTTTCCTAGATCCTTCCGGATCCGGCCTGGCATCTTTTCTATATGTGAGTGTCAAGTGTAAATCGCCTGGACTGAAATTTGTATTCAGCAGATGCCTTAATGTTTTCTCAGCATTCCGCTCATTGATCTGCGCCATCTTTTCAGGAGTAGGCTTTTTGTTTTCTCCCCTGGTGCATCCTTTTTTGTGATATCTCCCAGTGAAATATTTTTCCACTTCAATCGTCTTCCCTGCTCTGATTTCTTTTTTGATGTACGGCATTTGCTGACCTCTCTTTTTGCTAAGATATGTCGTTAAATTAATTCCCTTATCGAGTCTTAAAGCCGGATTTTCAGCCATTTTTCAGCTTGTTATCTTTTCCCAAAACAGGTATAATTAAAGATAACAGGTAGTAGAAAAGACCGCTGGCATCCAAGCTTATAAGGCGGTCTTTTCTTATTCAATTTTTCATGTTATAATAAATTTGATTTTTAGCTTATCCCCTCACAGCGCTCCAACGCTTGGGGATTTTTTTATTGGCATTCAATAATCACAGAATTGATTTCTTCAACTTCTCCAATCATGCGAATAATCTTTTCATGCTTTTCTGTTA